AGACTGGCTCAGCAGTGCCAAAGAATTTATGTTTTGGACCAAACACAACTGGGAACTAGGGTCGTTAATAGCCATTAGTCCTATGGCTGAAAAAGTGGATGTTGAGGTACCTGTGGGAGTAGCCGATAACATACTTGATGGGTTTTATGACTATCAGGTACTAAAAGGTGACGGCAAACCCCTAGAGCCAAGATTCATAAATGTAAATCGCAGTTTTCAAAAAATTACGGTAGAAACCACTAACACCGATGAAGGTGTATTTTTCTTAAAATTAAACTATGTTCTCAAAGAACATGTTACAGTATTTGACGATCGTACAGTATTCAATGATATCATTTATGATAAGACCACTGGCTATCGTCAAGGCAGAATTAAAGTACAAGGGTTTCGTACAGTAGATTGGGATGGAGATTACACAAGTCCAGGATTCTTGTTTGATAATGTTAGCATACAGACCTGGCAGCCATTCCAAGATTACAGGCTAGGTGACATAGTATCTTACAAAAGTTTTAATTGGACTAGTTTAAGAAATCAACTTGGTTCTGAAACCTTTAATGATTCTTTTTGGACCAAATTAGATAGCACCCCGCAAAAACAACTGATTCCTAACTTCGATTACAAGATCAAACAATTCAGCGATTATTTTGAAACATCGTCAGAAGGCACGAACCAGAATCAACGGGCATTGGCCAGACACACAATAGGATATCAACAGAGAGATTATTTGAATAATCTGGCTGAAGATCCAGTGAGTCAATTCCAGTTGTATCAAGGATTTATACGTGAAAAAGGATCAGCTAACGCTATTACAAAAATATTTGGTAAACTTAGTCGATCGGGATCTGATAGCGTAACTCTAAATGAAGAGTGGGCGTTTTTGTTAAGCAGAATAGGAGGCACTGATCAACTCACAGAAATAGAAATACAGATAGAAAAAAATAAAATAAAATTTAATTCTCAGGTATTAACTATAGAGTCTGGAGTTCGTGGGGTTGTTTCAGATCTTAATTATAGAATTAATATCAATGACTTTACAGTACCACCGATACCGTATGTAACAAATATTAATCCAACTTCTTTAGAAATAGATCCAAATTTTACCGCAGGATATGTGTACGAGAATCAATATGAACACGTGATAGCCACGCAGGCAGCATTAACTACACTAGATATCTCTACAGTCAAAGAAAATGATCATATATGGATAACATTTTATAGAGATTCCTGGACAGTACTTAGAGCTAACCAAGTTGAAATGCTATCTGTAATTACTGTTGAACGACTCGACGATACAACGGTTACAGTTACCTTTAATCGACCACATGTATTCTTAGTTGATACGTATGTGGGATTTAGAAACATAGTGAATCTGCAGGGATTTTTTAAAATAATAACAGTGACTAATACCACAGTTAGTATTGAAATTGATGCTGACAATGAAGATCCAGAAATAGATTCTAGTACTTTAGTAAATCCTACGATACTTACTGAAAGTAGATTTAACAATTATCAGATTCTAGATAGAGGAACATCTGCGCTGTTATACAACGGTGCTAGATTGTTTATAGATAACAATGGCAACGACCTATGGGAAGTCATAGAAAAGCAAAAACAATATACCGCTAATTCTATCACCGATTACGCTACAACTAGCCCTATTAATGCTGGTAAGAAAGTAATATATGACACAGTAAACTCTCAGTTACTTGTTAGCATACCTGGTTCTGGCATAGTAAACGTTTACGCAGAAAGTTCTACAGGACTACTACTAAAACAGATTATTTCTCCCCCTAATGGGTTCTTTACTAATGCATTAGGATCTTTCGGTAATGCAATGGCACTAAGTCCTGATGGTAAGATACTGATAGTCGGTGCAGCTGAAGCCAGTGGCGTAGCTAGTGCATTCCGAGGTCCGTGGGCCGCAGATGAGTTTTATCAACAAGATGAGATAGTATTATATGGCGGCAGACTCTACCGAGCTATAAATCCTAACACAGTAGGTGTCGACAATAGCAGCGAACTAGCCATTAACACAGATGATTGGGAACTGGCTACTATTATACCGGCACTTGAATCAGGAGTTAATACCGGCCTGTATCAACAGGGAATGGTGGCGGTATACACCTATACGAATGACAGATTTTTTAATACTGCGGCTTTTGTTAGTCCAAGACCTGCTGACAATGAAAAATTTGGCAGCGAAATAACTTTATCTGTGAACGGCAGCTCTTATTATATGGCAGTATCCGCCACAGGCTCCTATAATAATACAGGCCGAGTGTACCTATTTAAATTTAATGGTACAGCATGGAGCCATTTAGAAAATCCTATGTACACAGGAGTATATGACTTTCAAAAATCCTACAAGGCAGGAGAAATTGTATGGCAGGCTGCACAGGATCCTATAGCAGAAGCTGTGAGAGGAAACTTATGGATGAATCTAGAAGATTCGACCACAGACGGCAGTACAATAACTATCCAATCACAGGGATGGTTAAAAGTTAGCGATATCAGCACAAATTGTTCTCTGCCAACTACGTTATCTGTAGAGGACGACGGCAGCACTTTGGAATTCGCTATCACAGGTTTGCTGAATGACACACAGATGGCAGAATTAGTCAAACAGGGCGATAAGTTTGGATCTAGTATGGCCATGAACAGAGACGGCAGTATATTAGTTATAGGTGCTCCGGATGCAGATGGTCAGTATTTTGCTAACTATCGAGGTATATGGAGAGGTGATGTAGAATATGTGGAAGGTGAGATTGTGAGATTCAAAGATCCCACAGCACCGGGAGATTCTTATCAATATTATCGATTAGGTGATGCATTCCTCGGAGTAGATTCTACCTATAGAAGCTATAATGAAGATCCATCAGACAGTGCAAATTGGCAGGTAGTAGGAGATAGCACCACACAGTCTAGCGGTAAGGTTTGGGTCTATGCTCGCACCGCAGGCGATGTCTATGAACTAAAACAAATGATTAATGCAGCATCGATCAGCGCATTCTCAGATATAGATTCTGGATTAGTTATCAGTACAGGTGACCAGTTTGGATTTGCAATGGATATGGATCTTACTGGTAATACTCTGGTTGTTTCTAGTCCTAGATCAGATATTAATTATCAGGATCAAGGCAGTGTATACGTGCTAGAATTAGACAGTAACATCACTGAATACAGAGTGAAACAGCGCCTAGAAAGTTTCGAAACATACCCTAATGAGTATTTTGGATACGGAGTTTCGGTGAGTCCAGACGCAGCAAAAATTGCCGTAGGCGCACGAAACGCCTCTAACGATATTCCTATTACATTCGATATTCTTCGTGGTACAATTTTTGATCTCGGAACTACTAGATTCAGCTCAGCTCAAGGTTACACTGGCGGAGTTTACATATTTGATAAAAAAGATCAGATATTCTTGCTCACTGAAAAACTGCAGGAAGTCTTTTCACCCGACGAAGCTTTCGGTTCTAGTGTAGACTGTGTAGGATCTTATGTGGCAGTGGGATCTCCGTACTATAGAGCTCCTGTGATCGACTCAGAAGGAGAGTTAACCTTTGAAGGTTCGTACATAGGAAATGCTAGATTGTTTAAGAAAGATTCTACACTGTCTTCTTGGAATATTTTAAACACACAGCAGCCTGTGGTAGATACACGAAAAATTCGTAGTATAGAATTTTATGACAATGTGCAGAATATTAAAATACAAGACCTTGATTTTATAGATTCTGCCAAAGGTAAAATACTAAACTCTGCAGAACAGGAAATTAAATTTAAGACACCCTATGATCCTGCAGTGTATACTATAGGAACTGATCAGGTAGTCACGGACCCTGCCATAGCCTGGTACGAATCTAATGTTGGAAAATTATGGTGGAATATAGCTGCTGCAAAATGGATCTACGCTGAACAAGGTGATACTGCTTTTAGAACAGGTAATTGGAATCAATTAGCCGAGGGCAGCGATATTGCCGTGTATGAATGGATACAAAGTGTGTTGTTGCCTAATGAATGGGCAGCAGTAGCAGACACCAACGAAGGACTGGCACAAGGAATCAGCGGACAACCTCTTTATCCCAACAACGAGGCATACAGTGTAAAGCAGATCTTGAATCCGACTACTGGACAGGTACAAGAAACTTTCTATTTTTATTGGGTAGAAAATAAAACGGTAGTACCTGCGAATATGGCAGATAGAACAAAATCGGCAGCAGAAGTAGCAAATATTATTGCAAATCCTGTGGGCACAGGCACCTCGTTCATAGCACTAATAGCCTCTGATAAATTTGTTTTGTATAATGCAAAATCAGTTATGTCATCAGACACTGCGTTGATTAATATCAAATATAGAAATGATTTAGAATCACTTAGACCTATACACAGTGAATATCAGCTATTGACAGAATCTGTTGCAGACAGTGTGCCAACTTTACAACTAGAAAATAAATGGATCGATAGCCTGGTAGGAACTGATACACAAGGAAACAGAGTACCAGACACAGCATTGCCTGCCAAACAAAAATATGGCATAAATTTTAGACCGCGTCAAAGCATGTTTGTCGACAGATTAACAGCATTAAAGCTGGCAATAATCAACATCAACGAGGTATTGACTAACCAACCGTTTGCTGACCTTATAGACTTTACAAATCTAAACGCTAAAGATCCTGTACCGGCCGAAATATTAAATCTATATGATGTCACAGTTGATACTGAGATCGATCTACAGACTGTAGGCACAGTAAGAACTAAACAAGCGGTACTTCGGGCCAATCTTGTTGATGGTGAATTAGATACTGTTGACATAGTCGATCCTGGATTTGGATATAGAGTAGTGCCACCAGTAGAGATAGAAGGTGATGGATTAGGAGCTAAAATAGCGGTAACGCTAGATAATCAAGGAAGAATAGCTACTGTTACAGTGTTAAACAGGGGTAACCGGTATCGAACATTATTGGCCAAGATAAGAAATTTTTCAGTGCTGGTGTTGAATGATTCTACTATAGATAATTTTTGGAGCGTCTATGCCTGGGATAGTGTGAGAAAGGTGTTTTTCCGCAGTCAATCTCAAGCCTACGATACCACCAAATATTGGAATACTGTAGATTGGTATCTTTCAGGGTATAATCAAGATTCACCTATCACCAGAGAAATTTTAAGTGTGTTTCAAGAACCACAATATCAAATTTCACTAGAAGAACTAATCAGAGTCAAAGAATACGGCGCCGGCGGTTGGGCGATATTTGAAAAAATCAACAACACAGGCACAACTTTTTCAGATAGATTTAAATTAGTGGCTAGACAGAACGGAACTTTGCAATTAAAATCTTCTCTATATGATACCACAGTGGCAGGTATAGGATTTGATAACACACAGAGTTTTGACAACACTACCTATGATATTTCAAATTCAATAGAATTAAGAAATATTTTACAGGCTGTAAAAAAAGATATTTTTGTTGCAGATTATGCTATAGAATGGAATAAATTATTTTTCTCTAGCATAAGATATGCGTTATCAGAACAACAATATGTTGATTGGGTTTTTAAAACTAGTTTCTTAAACGCTACACACTCTGTAGGCAGTTTTGAACAAAAGCTAAATTATAAAAATGATAATCTTGAAAGTTATCAACAATATATAGATGAAGTTAAACCTTTTAGAACTACAGTAAGAGAATATGTAAGTCGTTACAATACTCCCGAGCCTTATCAATCAGCTATTGCAGATTTTGACCTTGCTCCGAATTATTCAGTTATAGATGGTAAAGTAGTTCCTATAACCTTTGATCGTGCAGAATTAACACAGTACCCTTGGAAATGGTGGACAGACAATAACGGTTACTCAGTTACGGAAATTTTATTATATGATTACGGCACCCTATATACCACTGTGCCTAGGGTGGTTATAGAAGGCAACGGTTCAGGAGCCACAGCGCAGGCCTATATATCCAACGGTCGTGTATCTGGTATTAAAATGTTGACCCCAGGCAGCGGCTATACACAAAAGCCTACAGTGACCTTGGTGGGAGGAAATTCCAACGACGGAACTCAGGCTAAGGCCACAGCGGTGTTAGGCAATACTAAGATTAGAACTTTTAATCTCACAGTGAAATTTGATCGTGTTAGCAAAACAGGTGATTATCAATCATATACACAAAATCAAATATTTGTAGCTACAGGCAACACAGCGGTATTTGAATTAGGATATGCTCCTACCAGAGACAAGACCAAAATATCAATATTTAAAAATAATCAATTAGTCTTAACCAGCGAATATACTATCAGCTTATATTATTTGGCCACTGATAATTATTCTTTGTTGAGAGGAAAAATTACATTCAATACAGCTCCAGTTAACGGCGATGTGATCACTGTAAACTATGAAAAAAATATCGAATTATTATCTGCTGTAAACAGAATAGATCGATTCTACACTCCTGTTTCCGGTATGGTAGGCAAAGAACTTAACCAACTTATGACCGGAATAGATTTTGGAGGTGTGCAGATACAAGGTACTACTTTTGAGGTCACTGGAGGATGGGATGCGCTACCATGGTTTACGGACAACTGGGACAGCGTAGAAGCCGCCAGCGACTATTACGTAGTTCATGATGGTAGCACTAATACAGTGACTCTTCCGTACATTCCAGCGGCCGGACAAGAAATTAACATTTATATCAAGCGAGCAGGAGAAACACAGACTCGAAGAATAGACGATCCGGCATACAATGATCAGATAGATTCATCTACTAGTACAAATCCTAATGCAGAAATGCCTACTTTTATAGGCGATGGCGTTAACAATGTTGTAGAAATTGGAGATTATCTATCAACACAAAGTGGGGATACATTAATTTTCCGTCCTTCAGAAAGTGATGGATCAGTAACAATCACCGACGATAATTTGCTAGATACCAAACTCAGTGGAGGCACATTATCGGCCATAGATAATATATATGTCACAGCCAGAGGAACCACAGCAGAAGAGATAGCTGTAACCGGTGGTAAGTTTATTGAACCTGATCACGTGCCTGCCCCAGAAGAAAATATTCCTGGCCAGGTTATGGACAGCGTGTCTATCAAAGTGTTTCAATCGACTCCGTCGGGATCAGCGGCACTGCAATCCAAAATTGTCAAAGGTAACGGAACGGATACCGACTTTGATATCGGACAACCTATTGTTGAAAACAACTCAGTGATTGTGTATGTAAATAAAGTTAAAAAATATCTAGGTGTAGACTATACTTTGGATCTAGTACAGAATAGAGTAGAATTTAATACAGCACCTATTAACAATTCAGTAATAGAAATTATCTCTATAGGTGTAGGCGGAATAGGTATATTATCTTCAGATATATTCGTTGCCGACGGAGCCACTAATTTATTCCTAACGGATGCCAACTACGACGATACAGCATTAATTTTCGTTACAGTCAACGGTGAGCCCGTAGATACTGGGTTTATAGACAGTACAGAAGTTACAGATATTCCGGGTAAAACTTTAGTAGAATTCGGAATAATTCCGCCAGCAGATGCAGTGATAAAAATAATAAGTCTTCAAGCCAGTGTCGATGTAGATAGTTCGGGAGTGTCTGTGGTGCAGGTTAACACCCAAACGGTGTATTTTGAAGGTAGTACAAGAAGTTTTGATCTTGAAGGGTTTGTAGAGATATCGAGAGGATCAGCACCTAATTCAATGTTGGTAGAAGTAGATGGACAATATCTCAGAGGTGCAGATACGATCTATGCTGAATATGACGGAACTAACAACACGTTTATTCTAGGTCAGGATCCTTCAGAAGCATCCGGAGCTATCCTACCCAGCAATATTAGAGTATATGTTAATAATCGATTAAAAACTTTTATCACGGAATATACCTACAACGCTGCTACGAAAGAATTAGTAATTACAGCGGCTGTTCTCAATGAAGGGGATCAAATAAAAATTGAAAACAATCGTAGGGCAGAATATTCTATAGTTGATTCTAATCTTGTCATAGATCCTAGTGTTTCGATGATTACTACTAACGAAACAGATAACATAGAAATAAACATTACATGGTTCAGCGAATATGCTTCGTTGGATATGATATCAGATGAAATTGTAGGCGGCAAGGTACAGTATCAATTACCCCGTGCTCCTATATCTGCTAGTTATGTTTGGGTGTATAAGAACGGAACCCGCCTTACTCAGGATCAAGATTACTATGTCAATATACCCAGAAATGTAGTTTATCTGGTTGCAGATTCAACTGTTAATAATCAGATTAAGATAGTGTTATTTTCATCGGACATTTATCGATCACCTAGTGCTTTTGAAATTCATAAAGATATGTTAAATGTATATCATTATAATAGATTTTCTAGAAGTGAAGTAACACTGACCTCAACACTTAACTATTATGACACTACTATTACAGTTACTGACGGTTCAAAATTAACCGAGCCAATTACTTCAAGGAACATTCCGGGAATTATAAGTGTAGAGGGCGAAAGAATAGAATATATGAGTAAAGTTGGGAATGTTCTATCACAGCTAAGAAGAGGTTCTCAAGGCACAGCTATCGCAGAAATTTACTCTGCAGGAACCGCGGTTATCGATGTAGGATATGAAGAAGTGTTGCCCTACAATGAAACACAGCAAAGAACAGATTTCTATAGTGACGGTAGTTCACTATTAGTTGGGCCTTTAGATTTTGTGCCTACACAAGGTGTTAGAACTTCGTGGTACAGAGACACTATGCCTAGTTCTTACGGTGCCTGTGATCAAATTGAAGTGTTTGCGGGAGGCCGTAGATTGCGCAAAGATCCTGTTGCAGTATGGGTGGAAGATAACGGAGCCTACAGTCCCGAAGCCGATGAAAGACTAGAAGCAGAATTTGCGGTGGACGGTATCACTGCTTATATTAGGCTCACAGCGCCATTGGCCGCAGGTACAAGGGTAACTGTAATTAAAAGAACAGGCAGAATCTGGTACGATAGGGGAGAAACCGCAGCGTCTAGTGGCCAAACATTGCTGGATAATTCAACAGCTGTAGCAAGATTCATAGCGGAGAAGACTACGGTTTTACCTCGATAAATACATGATGAATTCAACAGAGAACAAAATGTCAGAAAATCAATCAAAAATCTCCGAGATCCCCCAGGCCCGACCAAATGAAACGGGCGGTTTCCATTTTGAAGGACACATTAAGATCTTTGATCCTAGCACCAAAGAAGTGTTCATTGATAAACGTAACGCCATTCATTATGAAAATATGAGTGTGGCCATGGTACAGAGTCTTAGCAATCAAGGTCAAGGAACAATTTATCAAATGGCGTTTGGTTCTGGAGGCACGATCGTTGATCCAACTGGTCTAATAACATATCTAACACCTAATACTATAGGGGTTAACTCTAGTTTATACAACCAAACCTATGTGAAAGTTGTAGATCAAAACGCTATCGAAAATACAGACCCTGCTAGAAATCTCATGCAGGTAAGACATATCAGTGGCGCTACTTACAGTGATATTCTGATCAGTTGTTTACTAGACTACGGAGAACCTCTAGAACAACAAGCCTTTGATAACTCAGTGGACATGAATGGAAATTTCGTTTTTGACGAATTAGGATTAATCAGCTACAACCCTAGTGGCACAGGAAAACTACTGACGCATGTGATATTTCATCCGGTGCAAAAAAGTTTAAACAGACTGTTACAGATCGATTATACGATCCGTGTACAGAGCTTGACCGGTTTCACAGAGGTATAATAGATGCCATATTCAGTTAATTTTACAGATAAAGAAAACAAGACACCAATAACGGTGTTTGATAATACTTCCAGCACAGACACCAGTTTAAAATTTCCAGGCAGAAATGTAACGGGATACGGGCAGATTATCGCAGAAAACTTTTTGGCTCTATTAGAAAATTTCGCTTCTGCTGACGAACCAATAAATCCTATAGAAGGACAGTTGTGGTATAATAGTACAGACGGAGTTCTTCAGATCTGGGATAACACTGCATGGAAAGCAGCTTCCGGCATACAAAAAGGGGTGAGCGAACCCTCAGTACAAACTAGTAAAGTTGGTGAACTATGGGTTGATACTACAAATCAACAGCTACGTATTTTCACAGGTACACGCTGGATTTTAGTAGGACCAACAGAAAGCTCTGTCGACGGATTAAGATACGGACCTGTAGTAGAAAGGATCGCCGACTCTGATAACATTGACAGATTTGTTCTTACGTTTTACATTGCAGACATACCAGTAATTATTTTTAGCAAGGACAGTTTTACTCCTAAGACCATAATATCCGGATTTAATATTATTCGTTCCGGTATTAATATATCTGATCCTAGTACCGCACCTGAGATAGCAGCATTCGTTGGAGGTTTTGAGCCGATAATGTTTGGTACAGCTACTCGAGCTAACGCATTAAATGTCGGAGGTATCGAAGTCGATTCAGGAAAGTTCTTGAGATCGGATACAATTAATACTACAGATTTTGCATTTAACGTTAGAAATAACAACGGAATCACTGTTGGAATTGATGGAACATTTAACATTGGTACTTCTGCTACCGCAGCAAAAATATATAATAGTGCGGCTGGTAGTTCGATTGACATTCAAACTAGTCGTGACGGAATTCCATCTACGATTTTAAAAGTTGTAGACAACAGAGTGGGTATTAATCAGGCTACTCCTAGTCAGGCATTAGACATTGATGGTAGTCTTACACTTACAGGTTCTGTTATTGTTACAAACAATACTGCCAGCACCAATTTTAATAATGGAAGTTTAAGAACAGCAGGTGGTGCCGCAATTACAAAAAATCTCATAGTAGGAGACGGTGTTGACATTACTGGTACTACACAGATCAACAACCTGCAACCTAAAACAACTGATTTATATGATTTAGGCACAGGTCTCAAACGTTGGAAAACAGTCAGAGCGAAAACAGTTATAGCAGATACTATAGAAGGCGTATTATCCGGAAATATTAGCGGTAACGCCAATACCGCCACCAGTCTCACGAATGTAACTAGTTTTCAACTGACAGGCGATGTGTCAAGTCCCCCTGTGCAGTTTGATGGGCAGGTTGGCAGTTACACCAAAATATTTAATACCACCTTAACTGCTAATATTATTGTAAATAAAACTCAGCCTTTTCCAAATATATCTAAATCTACAGACTTTGTACTAGTTTATAGAGCAAGTGATGCAGCTCTAGCATCATCGGGATTATTAAAACAAACTAGAGACACCTTTGTAGGAGATTTAGGTATTCCTATTGGTGGCATAATTCCTTACGCTGGAGCAACTGCTCCTTATGGATTTTTATTCTGTGACGGTTCTGAGATTGAAAGACCAAAATTTTCTGTGTTATATGACATTATAGGTAGTACATATAATGGAGCGACACCGCTGGTTGGGGTAAACACTTTTAGATTACCAGACCTACGAGGCAGATTTCCACTGGGTAGGGACAACATGGATAACGCAGGAACAGTTCCTATAAGTTCAGGCGGATTTGTAGATTCGGGCGGCGGTACTGCAGGCAGGGTATCTGACATACAGGCTACCACCACAGGCGGTACTGCAGGTTCAAGTTCGACTACGCTTACATTGGCAAACTTACCAGAACACAGCCATACACTTAGTTCCGGAGCACAAGATTACTCAGCTATAGCAGTGACCACAACCATTGATCCGGCTGCAACTACAGGACTGGGACCAACTGCACCTGGTCAAGCACAGTATCTCAAAGATTCAGGAGGAATTAAAAAGCCAGCTCTGACTACACTGAGCACTCCGGTAGGTATCATGAATCCATTTCTAACAATAAATTATATTATTAGATCTGGTCCACCGTTATTTTAATTAGAGAACAAGAATGGCATACCAAATAAACAAAACTGACGGAACTATTATAGCAACAGTGGTGGATGGACAGGTAGACACCTTATCCACAGACATCACACTGATAGGTAAAAATTACAGTGGGTTTGGCGAAGCATTTAATGAAAATCTAGTAAAAATACTAGAAAATTTTGCCAGCACCACAGCACCCTTGCATCCACTAAAAGGTCAGGTTTGGTTTGATAACGCAGAAAATAAGTTGAAAGTTTATAATGGCTCAACATTTATTCCTGTGAGTTCTGCAACTATTTCTAGCACACAACCCGATACCTTATCCATAGGTGATTTATGGTTTGATGACGTGGGTGCGCAGTTGTATTTCTTCGACGGAAACCAACCTATATTAATCGGACCAGCATATTCAACAGCACAAGGTAAAAGCGGATTAGAGGTCGACAGCATATTAGATACTCTGAATCAAACCAAAGTAATAACATATCTTTATAATAATGGTATATTACTAGGAATCTTTTCTAAAGACAGTTTCACACCCAAAATTTCTATTATTGGATTTAGTGGTAGTATAGAGCCTGGATTCAACGCAGGCACATTGGCTAATATAAAGTTTCGAGTAACCTGTACTAATTCAGAACAATTAGGAGGTGCAGTAGCTACAACATATGCTAGAAGAGATTCAGCTAACACGTTGAGCGGACAATTAAGTATAAACGTAGATGCAGGCCTAGTGATAGGCTCGGGTAATCAGATGAATCTTTTAGTGAGCTCGGGAGATATAGAAGTATCCAATTTTGCCAGCGACAAAAATCTATTTCTTAAAGTTAGAAAAGGCATTGATCAAGAAACTGCGGTATCTATAGATTCAAGCACACGAACAGTTGGAATATATTCAGGATTTTCGACCAGTACAGTAAATGTCGGCGGAAGTCTAGTAGTTACAGGCGATCTAACAGTAGAAGGTACAACTACCACTATCAACACCGCTAATGTTACAATTGAAGATAAAACATTGACATTAGCCAATGTATCAGAACCTAGTGAAACCACAGCTACTGGCGCAGGCATAGTAATTAGATCTACTGGTGCTGATTCGTCCGCCTACGACAAAACAATAGTTTATAGATCAACTAGTGAAGGTCCACCACCCACTGGAGTATTTGACGTCAGCGAAGACCTTAATTTAGCAGCAGGTAAACAGTTGCAGATAGGCGGAGTTAAAGTTATCGATGGTAACAGTCTAGGGTCAGCCATAACTAGTATTCCAGGCGTTACCGCGTTTGGTACGCAAAATGTTGTAAATATTGGCCCAGGAGCACCGCCAGTAACACAGATGCGTTTAGAAAACCATAGGATCAGCACGTTGTCAACTAATTTTGACATCGAACTCGAACCAGACGGTACAGGAAATGTTGCGTTAATAGGCTCGCCGAGAATCACAGGAATGCAGAATCCGGTAGGTCAGCAGGATGCTGCTACCAAAGAATATGTTGATGATACTATAGAGTTGAGACCATTGATATTCAGTATGGATTTATCCGATGGAAAATCTAATACATATATCATCGCTAACGTTTTAAATAATTTAGCTCCGGTAGGTGAATTTAGAAATGGCACTTATGCAAGAATATTGTGTACACTAATTAATCCTTCCAGCACCACGCTGTCCATTAATGCATTGCCTCCTGGTATCAGTACCAATCCTTTCTTAACTGATCTATCAGGAAGCAGTTCTTTAGCCATTACTAGTATCTCGTTTCCTACAGCTACTATTGCACCAGCAAGTATTTCAACAACTAGAATTATTAAAACATTCCAAATTGTGGCCAGCGTTTGGACATGGCAGTCAGATTTAAGTTTACCACCATAATGAATACAGGAGCGCAATAAATGGCTTACATAGTCAATAAATTTAGCGGAGCACAGTTAATAGTTCTCGAAGATGGAACTATTGATACCTCCACCAGTCTGGGCCTAGTTGGTAGAAACTATGTAGGCTACGGTGAAACACAGAACGAAAATTTTGTGTTTTTATTGGAAAATTTTGCTAACGAGTCTCCCCCATCGAGACCCCTACAAGGACAAATTTGGTTCAGCACCACTACCAACTTAACCTATGCCTACGACGGTGCAACTTGGAGTCCCATAGGTGCTGCTGTATTGAGTGCAACAGCTCCTACTGATTCCAATGCAGGAGCTCTTTGGCTAGACACCACTGCCAATCAACTGAAAATTTACACAGGGTCTGCATGGACTTTAATTGGTCCGGAAGTGGTAGCTGGATTCGGATCGACTAGAGCCAGGGCTACCTCCCTAGATGATTCTGTGGGTAATTCTAGACCTGTAGTAATTTTAGAAACTGACGGTGTCGCTTTCGCTATATGCACAGCACAGGCATTTACTATAAATTCCTCTAATTCAGTTGTCGGATTTGAAAATAATTTAATAGCAGGTATCAATCTTTCTTCAACCGCAAAAGTCAAGGGTGACATTACAGGCAATGCTGGTAGCGCAGATAGACTCAACACCGCTAGAACAATTAACGGCGTGCCGTTTGACGGCCAACAAAATGTCACTGTAAAATCTTCTACCACAAATAAACTGGTCAAGGGCACATATATTCAAGGCTCAGACTTTGATGGTAGCACAGAGATCACATGGAGTGTAGATGCTACATCTTCAAATTCTATAGGTAAGATAGTAGCTAGAAATTCAGAAGGCGGGTTTTCAGCTGGTACTATTTCGGCAAACCTCATAGGAAATGTCATTGGTAATGTAACTGCTGAATCCGGTACCAGCACATTTAATGTTATACAGGCCAACACATTTATCGGTGCAACACTAACTGGTAATGCTAATTCTGCTACGCAGTTAGCTACTTCAAGACAGATTAATGGTGTAAATTTTAATGGTACCAGTGACATCACTGTAACAGCAGCAGCTGATACACTAACCGGCAATACTTTAAACTCTACGATAATACAAAGTAGTTTGCAACAATTAGGAACATTAGTTAATTTAAATGTCACTGACAGCGGAGTTAATATAGGTAGTTCTGGTCAGTTAAAAATGTTTGTAGATGCAAGTAGACCAACTATAAGATCCAGCACAGGAATACTTAATTTTGATATGGGAGTTAGTGGTCCTGATATTTCTTTCGTGGATTCCGCAACAGCATTATCATTAGGCGGTCCTAGTGCACCTGCTGTGCTAGGAGATAATACCACAAACCTAGGTATCACAGGATATAAATTTAACAACATCTATGCTAACAATTTCTTAGGTAATGCTACTACATCCACTCTAGCCACAACAGCTACAAATATAGCAGGCGGCGGAGCAGGTGCAATACCATTTCAAACTGCTGCTGGTACCACATCAATGTTGGGACTAGGTACAGCTGGGTATGTGTTAACTGCACAAGCAGGCGGATTAAGTTGGTTGCCAGTAAGTAGATCTCCTCTTACCAAAGGATCTTATCTAACACTTGCACTTTCCGGATCGCCGTTTACTCCATTTGCATCATACAATGGTTTAGATGATCTAACTATATCTGTTGATGCTACATCTGCCAATACTGTTAATAAAGTAGTTGCTCGAGATGCTAGCGGTAATTTCTCTGCAGGAACAATTACTGCTAGTTTAACAGGTAATGTAACAGGCAATGCAACATCAGCCACACAATTACAAACCGCTAGAACTATCAACGGTGTAGCGTTTGATGGCACACAAAACATAACTATAGTTGCTAGCGACAGTACAAAAGTTGCTCTAGCAGGCAGCACAATGTCTGGATATCTAACACTAGTTGGAGCCCCAGTTGATGTCAATCATGCTGCCACTAAAACTTATGTAGACAGCAGACTACCTCAGTACACTATTATCTCTGGAGTCAGTTACAGTATCTCAGGATTTACCAACCAGGTAGGATCATTTAACGACGGTGCCAACTACTTTGATGTGTATCCGCCCGCAGGTAAATCTATGGGGAACCTAGTGGCATTTATCCCAAGTATACATGTGGTTCATTATGCTGGAGGGGTAGATGGCAATGACAGTATCAGATGTACATATTCGTATCTCGGTGATAGGATTAGAGTCTGGGTGCAAAACACAGAACAGCGTTCTACCCCCGCAGCTAACTATTTGGTAATTTGGAGTTAATCATGTACTATGTATGTATAGAAAATAATCAGATCACAGGCATACAGAGTTATGAACCTGCGGTGCCTAACACAGTGTCTGTGGTTACTATCTCAGATACTCAACACGCACAGATCATGGCGCAGACACATGTATTTGATGTGGCTTCTAGAACTATAGTTGCTGTAGATCAAGCTATTATTAGTCAAAGAGAACAGGACAGATTAAACGGTATAGAACGTGAATTTTTAAATTCAACTGATTGGAAAGTTATGCGCCATATTAGGCAAAAAGCTCTGGGAATTGCTACCAGCCTTACTGATGCAGAGTACACAGAATTAGAGCAGCAGCGGCAGACCGCGGCAGCTCGCATAGTTTGATAAGTAATAATAATGACTAGCGGAGTATATCAATGGCATATCAAGTAGATAAATTTAACGGTGCTTTTTTTGTATCCGTAGAAGACGGTACGATCGATACCACCTCGGATCTTAGATTTGTAGGTAAAAACTATGCGGGATACGGCGAAGTACAAAATGAAAACTTTCTACATCTTTTAGAAAATTTCTCAAACACCACTGCTCCGCCCAAAGTGATCACTGGACAGATTTGGTTCGATAGTGCCAATAAAAAGTTAAAATTCTATGATGGTTCAAGATTTAAACTGGCCGGCGGAGCAGAAGTCAGTACTACCGCGCCTAGCGGACTAAGTACCGGCGATTTTTGGTGGGATTCTGCAGCCAAACAATTGTATGCATGGACAGGCACTGAATTTGCGCTCATTGGTCCAGAAGCCAGTCCAGATCTCGGTTCGTCAATCATCAGTGCTGCTGTAGTTAAAGGCACGATAAGCACCGCGGTAGGACCGCATACTATACTTAAAGTTATAGCTGATGATAAAGTTATAGGCATTTTCAGCAAGACTGCATTCACTTTAGACAATGCACAGAATGCTATAGATGATTTCACGGTTATTAAGAAAGGTTTCACCCTAGCTAAGTCTCAGTCTGGAATCAGCTCCGATGACTTCATCCTATGGGGTACTGCAAATAACGCAAATCGTCTAGGTGGGTTTACCGCAGATCAATATTTAAAATTAGGTGATAACTCATTTACCGGCGAAGTTAAATTCTTTGATCCAGGTTTAACAGTAGGTGACGGTAATGATTTTAGACTGCGTGTAGAAAACGGTGATGAAGTAATTGTTGAAAATCGTTTAGGAAATCCTATAACATTTAGAATCACAGTAGTTGATACCACAGATGAACGAGATGTCGCTGTAATAACTAGTACAGGAGTAGTACCTGGTGATGACACTGCCTATGCACTAGGCGCCGCCGGATCGCGTTGGAGCAATGTGTATGCTGCTATCCATACTGGAAACCTAGTAGGTAACGTTACAGGAAATTCCACCGGAGTCCATACAGGCAATGTATTAGCCTCAGACAACACGGTGATGATCAATGCCGCAACTAAACAGATTGGATTTGCAGGAGCCAACATAATTGGTACCCTAACTGGTTCAGTAACAGGAACAGCTAGTTCAGCCACTAATGCTAGCAAACTAAATGATCTAGATCCTAGTGCAACAGTACCGGGATCTGCTGTTGCTACTATTGCTGTAAGAAATGCATCGGGAAACATTTTAGCAAATCAATTCGTTGGCACGTCGGATAAGTCAGATAGACTGTTTCTCGACGATAGTATAAGTGCTGGGGTATCGGATCCGGCATGGAACCCTGCAACTACCAGCACCAAATATAGAACTGCAAAAGTAACAGCTACCGCTTACAGCATAGCAGCTCGAGATGCCAGTGGCAATATTGCAGCTAATATTTTTTCAGGCACCGCAACTGCTGCTAGATATGCTGACTTAGCAGAAAAATATTTGCCCGATACAGAATATCTACCAGGCACAGTTGTTATGATCGGCGGTGAAAAAGAAATTACTGCAAGTGTATTTGGCAAACGTGCCATAGGAGTTATCAGTGCAAATCCTGCATTTATGATGAATAAAGATTTAGAAGGTGGTGTGTATGTTGCTTTAAAAGGTCGAGTGCCTGTTATGGTAATTGGACCGATTATAAAAGGTCAAGAGCTAGTTCCAGCAGACAACGGCCATGCTGCATATAACGGTGATAATCCAACTAGAGCATTTGCGGTTGCATTAGAATCTAATAATAGTATGGACGTTAAATTAATAGAAGCATTGGTGCTGTAATATGTCTTTAAACTCAGATATCACAGCCGCTGGGTTTGTAACAATACAAGACAAAGCCGAGGCATTGTTAGGCACAGGGGCCACCACTAGAGGATACAATCAAACAGTATTATCGTCGGATGTATTTTCTGGCAATGAAATTACTCGAGTACAGTGGGATCTATTAAAAACTGACATTGTTAACATATTGTATCATCAAAATGGAGAGTTGCCAAATATTGTATCTGTTAATGCTGGCGATGTAATTGGGTTCGGCGCTAGTCATCCAAATACCAACTATGATACTCTGTTGACCACAGCAGATCAAAATATATTTCAGATAGCAGCTACTCAGTCTGCGGTTAGTTCTAAAGGTTCAGCAACCTACACCAGTGCTTGGAGTTCATCTGCACAATTTACACTAACTGTAACATTTGCGTCTGCAGATCAGGGACGATATTTTTTTAACAGCGGCGGCAAAGTTAGAATCAACACAACTATTACCGGCGGCACAACCACCGCCCAGTACAATGCCTGGCTTAATGTTTTAAATGCAGTAGGAATTCGATCATTTGGTGCAGACACGGATCCATTAGTGAACTATTATACTCTTACTAGTTCTTTTCAAATATATTATCAAAATTCTCTTTCAACACCATATTCTGCTAATAATTACCGATTAGAAGCCAAAACTGATGTAGCTAACAATTCCACAGGCACGGCAACTATTTTAACTTTAAGAGTAACTTTAACTGATAATTATACTGATTCTGGTGCTGGTTTTGACCCTAATCCAGCACCGGGAGACTCAGTCGATGGAACGCTGACTATATCAGTAGAAGAATTAAAAGCATCAGGAACACTTATACCGTCAGGAACTTTTACAATTGCTAGCCCTTCATACTCGCTCTCTGTGGTCACTGCCAGTTAATCGATTAAATATAAGACTTAATCAAAGACAAACGCATGCCAGTAAATGACATTATCACCCAAGCAGAATACAACAATATTAGAAACAAAGTACTCGGCGTACTCGGTACAGGATCGGGAAATTCTGGCTATGGACAACCCTTTGTCAGCACCGCGGTAGCAGAAGGAAATTCTATTACCATTAATGAGTATGCTAATCTAAGATACGATATTTTCAGTGCTTACGTACATCAGGTAGGATCTAATCCCTCTACAGTTACCGTAGTAGAAGGCGACACAGTGAGATTTAGTGCTATAGATGCGCCAGTTACTACCTACGATACATTAGCTAATACACTTATATCAAATAGATTCAATGTAGGAGCTGGTCAATCAGCTACAAACATTCCTTCTGCACCCTCAAGTACTACCTGGCCCGGAATATACGGTGCAAGTTGGTCTAGCCTTATACAGTGTACAGTGACCGCTACATGGCCTGATAGTAATCAAGCTAGATATTTTTGGAATAGTGGTGGTCAGATTCGATTTACAGCATCACGCAGCGGCGGCTCTGGTACCACTCAGAACACACAATGGACATCTATTCTCAGCACCGCTGGTATGCAAACCTATGGCGGTAATAATCCCGGTACTGGTACCAGTCCCAACGATGGCCAAAACTGGTATAGATGTACAAACACTCGACAGTTGTGGTACAGTCAAAGCGGATCTAGTCCTTACGGATCTAACACCTATAAAATATATGCTAGAACTTTAGATGCAAGCAATAATTCTACAGGTACGGCTCGCCAAGGTGAATGGCACATAGAGTTTGTTGATAACTACACAGATCTATTTGAGTTTCTTAGTCCTCCTCCCGCAGATTCGGTAGACGGGACATTCACAGTAGCAGTTAGTTTACAATATGCTACAGGTATTTTGGTACCACCAAGTCAGGGCAGTTTTACAGTAACATTGCCTACAGTTACTATTTCGGCCATAGCACCTTAATTTTTTCCTTGAATCTCTAAGCCGCTAAATAAAGTGCGCAGATAATCAAGGAAAATGCATGAAGGATCAACTTAAAAACGCTCTAGAGTTTGCTAATTACCGGCAGACGTTTTCAATCCAACGTAAGATTCTAAAAGAAAAAATCGCAGCCAAGCTAACACTAGGTTATAATGGCGGACTATTTCAAATTGACAGAACGCTTTTGACTTTTATAGAAATGTTGTTGGTCAACGGAAGAAGTAGTGGAGTTGTATTATTAGATACAAACGAAACCCCTATAATGATCGAGGATTTAGTTGCATTCCGAGATGAATGCTTTAATAGATATTTTGAAGCTACTAATGAATATTTTGAACAAGATCAAAATCTCAAAAAAAGTAGATCAGTAGAAAAATTATTAGAAAAATGACCAAAGGTATATTAATCTACGCTCATAACAATCGCACTGTAGATTATGCATTAATGGCGATTATCTCCGGAGGATTGGCTAAAAAATATCTTGGACAGCCGGTGTCTCTGGTAACTGATCAACCCACTGTAGATTGGATGATAGAATCTAAGATATATGATCGTGCTCAAACAATTTTCGAACATATTTTCATAGTAGCTAGGCCCGAGTCGAATAATTCTAGAGGATTACATGACGGCACAGCACGTAGTGTAGTGCAATTCATTAATGGTAATAGAAATTCCGCCTACGACATTACTCCATACCAACGAACACTTTTGATTGACGCAGACTTTCTTATATTTTCTAATAGACTGGCAGAATATTGGGATATAGATAATGATTTTATGATTGGCGAATCTATCAACGATATCTATGATAATCAACGACTAGGATATCATGATAGATATGTTTCGGACGTAGGTATTAAATTGTATTGGGCTACTACTGTGATGTTCACAAAAAATGATAATTCAAAAATGTTTTTTGATCTAGTACGTCACGTCAAAGATAACTACCAATACTATGCCGACACATACAGATTTGATTCAAAACAATACAGAAATGATATTGCATTTAGTGTGGCCAAACATGTATTGGCAGGATTTGAACAGTCGCCATTGGGATGTTTACCGCCCGTGTTAACATTACTAGACAGAGATATATTACACTCTGTAGATGCCGGTAAATTAACTTTTTTGGTATCCCCAAAATTAGATGAGAATTATTGTGCGGCTTTAATACAGAACATTGACGTTCATATAATGAATAAACAGAGTATAGTAAGACATGGCGATAAATTACTGGAGCTAATATGAAATTCGGATATCTGTTAGTAGTAGCAGAGAATGAATTTGTGGACTATTTACAGTTAGCCTATGCCTTGGCTATCAGTATTAAAAATACACAAAAATCTGGGTTTGATCAAGTGGCACTAGTGATCAATGACAAGCAAAAACTTAAAGATTTGAACAGCAGTTGGGTCTTTGATCATGTAATAGAATGGAATCAAGAGACATTCTGGGATGGCAGATCTTGGATGGACCATCTTACTCCGTTTGAATACACTGTATGTCTAGACGTAGATATGTTGTTTATGCGTGACTACAGTCATTGGGTCGAATACTTTATTGAAAACAGCGAATTATATGTTGCTAACAAAAGCTACACCTATCGAGGAGAGATAGCTGTTGATCACTATTATCGAAAGACATTTATAAAAAACGATCTACCTAATCTTTACAGCATGTATACCTTTTTTAAAAAAGACAGCGAAGTAGTTAAAGAATTTTTCGATCTAGGAAGATATATTATAAAAAATCCTATAGAATTTTCAAATATTTTCTTGTCGGATCATAAACCTCGAGTTGTAGGTACAGATGAATCCTTTGCCTTGGCAGCTAAAATATTAGATATTACCGATGATATTGCATACCCTTTAGAGTTTCCTCGAGTTGTACATATGAAACCTATGATACAGAATTGGCCATGGCCTGCTGATTGCTGGAGTGATCATGTAGGATTTTATCTAAACCAAAAAGGTGAACTCAAAATAGGAAATTATCAACAATATGATATTGTTCATTATGTAGAAAAAGATAAAATTAACAAGGAAATGATCAATATTCTCGAGGAAGTTTTATGGAAGAAATAATTGATTTTGATAATTGGCTTGCAAATTTCAAATTACCTCCTGTAAAATTTGTTGCGGTTTTTAACCCCGACACTGGCGCGGTAATTAGTGTAGGTCCTAGTCATGCCTTTAAAGATCAAAAACACAAAATATCTATAGATAAAGAATTGGCAGAATCTATAATTAATGCAGAAATTAAAATTAACAACTGCATAGTTGATATAAATTCAAATACTTTAGAAGTAGCAGAAATAAAAAATACCTATAAGATAGACGATGTGCTGCATAGAATTATTTCTAAGAAAGATTCTGAAATAAAAAACCCAGATATCTATATTAAATATGATTCAAAATTTAATACTTTTAAAATAGAAATGTCTTCAGAATTTGGGGGAACATGTAAGGCTAGGGCTGGGATAAAGAAAAGAAATATTGTATGGGATGGCGACACTGAAATGCAATTTTTTATTACAGAATACAACGACCCAAACTTGCTTTTTGAAACAGTAAGTGTTACAATTAACAATCTTACTGGAAACCATAAGTTGATTACAGGTTTCAACTATCCTAAATTTAGTGTATACACTAGACGCTTGTTTAAAAACTATGTGATAGAATATAAATGAAAATTATTGAATTTGATGTTGTATTTTTAAGTTACGATGAACCTAATGCAGATCTACACTATGCAGATTTATGCAACAAAGTTCCTTGGGCTAAACGTATTCACGGTGTTAAAGGTTCAGACCATGCTCATAAAGCCGCCGCCGAAGCCAGCGAAACAGATTGGTTTATCACTGTTGATGCTGACAACATTGTAGATCCTAGATTTTTTAACATTGATCTTGATATGAGTGATCCTAAGATTCAGGTCTATGGATGGTGCGGCCGTAACGCAATCAACGGTCTTCGATATGGTAATGGTGGATTAAAGATCTGGCGTAAAGACTTTGTGTTGAATATGAAAACACATGAGAATTCAGACAGCGATCGCGGACAGGTAGATTTCTGTTGGGAAGATGGATATAGAAATTTTCCATTAACATTTAGCGAAAGTATTATTACAGGATCGCCATTCCAAGCATGGCGAGCAGGGTTCCGTGAAGGTGTTAAAATGACACTGCTAGACGGAGTTAAGGTTCCGGCCCAAGAAATACAACAGAGAATATGGTGGCATAACATTCATAGATTACGTATGTGGTCCACAGTTGGTAGCCATGAAGAAAACGGAATCTTTGCAGTTTACGGTGCAAGATTAGGAACCTGGATGGCTAATTGTACTAACTGGAATTATGTTGACGTTAGAGATTTTGAAATACTTAGAGGTATATGGAATCAATACGGAAGACCATATGAAGAAGTCAACGGCGAAGGTCTTGTAGATGCAATAAAAGATCTAGGAGACAAAATAAAAATTAATTTAGGATTAGACTGGCCTTGGTTAGATGAACGTCAAAGTAAGTATACTTTAGATCTCTATAATGAAACTATGAATTTAAACGATACGTATTTTAAAATGCCGGTTCCTGCCAATGTATGACATTTTTTATGTTTCGAAAACTGCAGGCAATGACTTGGACTGGCAAACAATAAAGTTTAAGTATCCGATTGCTCAACGATTGTCAAACATAACTTCTTATGAAGAAATAAAATCAAGATCTTTTACTAAGATGTTTTGGGTTATTTGGGACGACATAACTCTTAACGATTCATTTAATTTAACAGAATATACTGCAACAAAATGGGACGATATGTATGTTCATGTTTTTAAAAACGGTGAACATTATGATGGAGTATGTTTATTTCCTAAATCAATATTAGTTTCTCAACGAGAATTTAATAATAGATTTTTTACAGAAAAAAAAGAAATAGACATTGTTGCCAGTGTGCCTAAGGGTTACAATAGTTTTGAAATATCAACATATGATGAATATGTAAACGCTGTTAAACAATCAACCACAGATATGTTTTGGGCAGTGTGGCCCGACGTAGAAATTGATTCAAATTTTAAATTTGATTATAAAGTACCTAAACACAATTGTAATATTGTGCATATTTTTAAAAACGGCGATCACCACGATGGTATTTGTCTATTTCCTAAAAATGTTACAATATCTAAAAGAGAATTCCATCACAGATTTTTTGCAGATAAAAAAGAAATAGATATTGTAGCTTCGACCCCAAAAAAGTATAATGTATATAGTCCTAGCACATTTGAAGAATATCAACAAATAACAGACGATATGTTTTGGGTAGTGTCACCCGGAATCAAGATTCTAAACGAAGAGATTTTTAATCTATATTTTAGTCATCACAACAGTTATGATCGTAGAGAAAATCATGTTTTTAAAAATCAGTGTAACGGCGAAGAGTTATACCTAAATGGGGTGATACTTTGTAGCAAATATAAACCATTGTCCAAAAAAGAATTTGAAAGACAATACGCTGTTGACAAGAAAGAACACGATATAGTAGTTTGTAAATTTGAATATCCTGTTTATATCATTAATAATTATGCTGAATATTTAGAAATTACCAATACTAACCAGCAGCCCATGTTCTGGTGCATTTGGCCTGAAATAGAAATAATAGACACAACTATTTTTGATCTGTATTTTAAACCCAATAATCCAACTTTTGATTATGATAGATCGGAAAATCATACATTTAGACATTTGTTTAACGACTCTGAAATTTACACTAACGGTGTTGTCTTATTTTCTAAAGATAAAATTATTAGTCAACGAGAGTTTAATCACAGATTTTTAATTGAGAAAAAAGAACATGATATTCTAGTATCCAAGCATCGTTTATATGATGTGGTGTTTATATCTTATAATGAAACCAATGCTGAAGAAAACTATCTTAGATTGCTTGATAAATGTCCCAGAGCAAAACGAGTACACGGAGTTAAAGGAATTCACCAGGCACACATTAAAGCAGCAGAGTTGTGTGATACTGATATGATATGGATAGTAGACGGCGATGCTGTTGTTGAGGATAATTTTAATTTTGATTTAGTTATGTCGAGTTATGATATTGACTGCGTTCATGTTTGGCGTAGTAGAAACCCTATCAATAATCTAGAATATGGTAACGGCGGAGTCAAACTATTACCCCGGCATTTAACACTAAACATGGATGTTAATACATCTGACATGACAACCAGTATATCTAAAAAGTTCAAGACTATGAATACGGTGTCTAACACTAACTGGTTTAACACTGATGAATTTACCACGTGGCGCTCAGCATTTAGGGAATGTTGTAAATTGTCTAGTCGCACCATTGAAAGACAGTTCGAAGAAGAAACACAGCAACGTTTAGACATATGGTGTAATGTGGGACAAGATGCACGGTTTGGTGAATACTCCATAGCAGGAGCAAGAGCCGGCCGCCAATATGGTTTAGAAAATAAAAACAATCTAGAAGAGTTAAGACGAATCAACGACTTCAATTGGCTACAGGAAAAATTCGATGCCTCTAAATGAAAACATAAAAGGCAACGAGTTGGTTAAAATTAATGGCCGATATCAGTCTAAATATTTCCACGATGCTGGAAAAGTTTTTGAAGAATTAAATGAAGTCAGTCCTAGTTTTTGTCTAGCAAAATGGTTTAATGTAAGCATACATATTCCAACCGGCCAAACACACAGTTGTTATCATCCCCGCAGCCATAAAATTCCGTTAGAAGAAATTGCAATAGATGTAAGTTCTTTACATAATACTAGGCATAAAAAAGAACAACGCAAATTAATGTTAGAAGGTCAGCGACCAGACGAGTGTAATTTTTGTTGGCAAATTGAAGACAGTGGCAACCAACTAAGCGATCGTGCATATCGCAGCAACGATGTCTATGAAGATGGACTGATTGCGGAAGCTCAGGCATTGGGATTTGAAGGAAATGCAATACCTCGATATGTTGAAGTAAACTTCAACCAAGCCTGCAATTTTAAATGTAGCTATTGCAGTCCTCACCTAAGCACAGCCTGGCAGCAAGATATAGAACAAAACGGTGCTATTATTTTATCAGATCGCTGGCACAACGACATAACATGGGTAAAGAAGCTTAATATTGATAACGGCCCCGACAACCCTTATTTAAAAGCATTCTGGGAATGGATGCCAGTAATATACTCAAAGCTACAAACATTCCGCATGACTGGCGGTGAACCTCTAATGGATAAAAACACCTTTAAAATGTTTGATTATGTATACGAACACCCACATCCTGCCTTAAACTTGTCTATAACATCAAATTGCTGTCCACCAGGAAATCAGTGGAATAAGTTCATGATATCATTGAAGAAGATTACTGAAAAATCAGCAATTGACCACTTTATGCTGTTTTGTAGTTTAGACTCGTGGGGCAAACAAGCTGAATATATACGTCCTGGTATGGACTTCGATCTACTGTATCAGAACATAACCGACTTTTTGGCCAACGGGTATAAACATAGCTTAACATTCATTATTACGTTTAATGTCTTAAGTTACTCGGGGTTTGTAGAGTATATTAAAAACATTCACAAATTAAGAAATCAATTCAGTGAAGGCCGTCAACTAATTTGGTTTGACATTCCTCAGTTACAAGATCCTGATTTTTTAAATTCAAAATTGTTACCCGAAATGGTTATCGAATTAGAAAACGCCAAAGAATATATGTTAGCGAACACTGAAGGATTGTTTAATCATCACAAAGGATTTAAAGATTTTGAAGTTAGCAAGGTTCAACGGTTGATAGATTGGATTAAACAAGAATCCAATTTTGATAAAAATAAAGCAATGAAAAATTTTTATATGTTTTTTACAGAACAAGATCGTCGTAGAAATACAAATTTTGTAAATACATTTCCTGAACTAACAGACTTTTGGAACACCTGCAAGGACGCACATGGATCATAAACTACAATATATTAAATCAATACGAGACAAACTAAACACCACAGGTCCAGGATTCTGCACCATGAAATGGCTGCATCAAACCTTGTATTTGCACACCGGAGATAATCACAGTTGCTATCATCCCAGACCACATCATATTAGCCTTGATGAAATAGCTGTCGACCCGAGTGCCTTACATAACACTAGCTGGAAAAAACAACAACGTAAGACCATGTTAGAAGGCGGCCGCCCTGATGAGTGTTACTACTGCTGGAACATTGAAGATTTGTCAGGAGAGCATATCAGCGATCGCATGATTCATAGTGCTAGTGATTATTCTGTACCTATTATCGACGATGTTGCTAAAATGCCCTGGGACCGACATATCAATCCACGCTATCTAGAAGTTAGTTTTGGTAATGGATGTAATTACAGATGCGGATACTGTTGCCCACAGGCCAGTACAATGTGGACTGAAGAGATCAAGAAGCATGGCAATTACGATCTAACCTATAATCAGTATGGTATAGAGTTCATGAGCAATGGTTCATATTACGGTCCCAAGGACGAAAATCCGTACATTGAAGCATTTTGGAAATGGTGGCCTAGTCTACGTAACGACTTGCATACACTTCGTATCACAGGTGGCGAGCCTTTGATGAATCCCGGCGCAATGCAGTTCTTTGATTTGTTAGAGAACGAGCCAGCACCTAATTTAGAAATTACACTTAACAGCAATCTAGGTGTATCGTTTGCCAAAGTTGATAGTTTAATCGAGCGTGTAGGTTCATTGTTACAACAAAAGAAGATTCGTAGTTTTAGTTTTTACACCAGTATAGATAGCTGGGGCGAGCAAGCAGAGTACATGCGTACTGGTTTAGATTGCGTTCATTGGGAACGTAACATGCGAGCAGTGCTTGCTACAGGAACTAGCGTAAATTTTATGTGTACATTTAATGTTTTGTGTGTTACTAACTTTAAATCATTGCTAGAGAAAGTTATTGAGTGGAGAAAAGAATTTGGTCGTGATGCTATCAAGTTCGATACTCCGTACTTAAAAGAACCTCCTCACTGGATGATTAATATTCTCACAGATGATTTCATCCTGGACATGGACAACACATTACAGTTTATCAAAGATAGTGAATGGTTAAGTGATTTAGAATATGAAAAGTTCTTACGTGTTACAGATTACATGAAAGCTAAAACTATTCCAGCAGAAAAAATTCGTGCAGGGCGTAGAGATTTTTACAGTTTCTTTACTGAAAATGACAAACGGTTGGGAACAGATTTGTTAAAGACGTTTCCTGAATACGCAGAATTTTACAATTTGTGTAAACAAATTTATGAAAATTATGAAAAATAAATCTACTTATTGTGTCAATCCGTATATGAATCTAAGCATTCATCCCAAAGGCATAGTTAAGCCATGCTGTATGAGCACTCGAGAGCTAGTGACCGACTCAGGCAAGACTACGATTAACACTGCTAGTATTTTAGAGTTTTGGAATGGCAAAGATCGTCAACAAATGATTAATAGTCTTGATATCGGAATTAAAATATTCGATTGCAAGGCTTGTTGGCAAGAAGAGGATGCCGGAAAAGAAAGTAAACGTGTTAGAGATAATAAAATATATGCCAACTCTATTACCGGCAATGACATGTTACCGATAGTGGTAGACCTAAGTATGGGAAATTTGTGTAATATAAAATGTAGGATATGTGGACCAACGCATTCTACTCCTTGGATGATTGAAGAAGCTGCTATACATTTTCCAAATAATAAACAAGCATATTTAAAACAACCAAAATGGAAAATTTCTAAAGATAGTTTTGATTACAAAAACAAATTCTTATGGGATGATATTACCACACTCTTGCCCAATGTGACCAAGTTTGATTTTGCAGGAGGAGAACCGTTTTATATTGAAAAACACTGGAGCATTGTTGAAAAGTGTGTGAAAAACGGTTGGAGTAAAAAACAACACATTCATTATAATACCAATGGCACTATCTATCCAGAAAAATATATGTCGTTGCTAGAAGAATTTAAAATTGTAGATATACAAATTAGCAGTGACGGCGTTGGTAAGAAATTTGAATATTGTCGTCATCCGGCTGTTTGGGAAGAAGTAGAAGAAAATATTGATAAGTTTATTTCTGCAAAAAATAACAGCAATACTGAATGGTTGTTATCTGCTTGTATTTCTGTTTCAGCATTTAATGTATATGATTTTTTTGAAACTTTCGAGCATTATGCCAGCAAAGGTATAGGTATATACGTAAACATGGTTCACGATCATCATGGTATCAAAGTTTTGCCTCGTGAACTAAAAGAAACAGTAATCAATAAACTTAATTTATATGAATCTAAATATCTACCACAACAGTGGAACAATGACAGAAACATGGTTATACAACATTTATCCAACACAGAATCTGTTGAATTGGAATGGATTAATTTTTGGTTAGAACTCGAGATGCGAGATAAAATAAGAAAAGAATCTTTCAAAGAAATCTTTCCTGAATACTTCAACGAAATTAAAAAATACTTATAGGATATAATATGTGGAATGATGTAATAACACAGGTTCATTGGGAGCCAACAGATAAATGTAATAGTGGATGTTCTATGTGTCCGAGATATGATTCAAAAGGTTTTGAGATAAGCACATTAGAAAACAAGGAATGGACTTTAGAAAGTTTTAAAAAAGCATGGTCTGTAAAATTTTTATTGGAATTACAAAAGATACTTGCCTGCGGGAATTTTGGTGATCCTTGTGCCTGTAGAGAATTCGTAGACATATATGAATACTGTAGAGAAACTAATCCAGGCATAGGGCTTGCATGTAATACCAACGGTAGTCTTAGAAATCCAGCATGGTGGGCACGTTTAGGGGCTGTGATGCGTGAAGATCAAAATCTAGGTAATTACTGTACGTTTAGTCTAGATGGACTCGAAGACACAAATCATCTGTATCGTCGAAATACCAATTGGAAAAAGATTATAGAAAACGCTCAGGCATTTATTAATGCTGGCGGCGTCGCCCATTGGGACTATATTGTTTTCGAACACAATGAACACCAAGTCGACGAAGCTAGAGAATTAGCTAAAACTATGGGCTTTAAAAATTTCAATGTTAAAAGAACTACCCGCTGGGCAAGATATAATAACGGAGTCGGGTCGTATCCTGTTTATTGGAAAGGCAACTACTTGTATGATTTAAAACAACCCAACGAAGATAAATTCAAACACAACTTTGAGGATTCAGCATACTTCAAGCAGAGTAAATATCAAAGCATCACTCTGAATGATTTTAAAAACATGGTAGGTATCGAGAATGGGGATATAAGATTTGTAAATGGAAAATGGCAAACCATTGATCTAGATTCACTCAACATAGCGTGCCGCGCTGTTAAAGGTGCTAGAGAGCATCAACCGCACAATGAAATATTTGTAAGTGCGGGAGGTCATGTTGCTCCTTGTTGTTTTCTGGGTTCTGAGCCTATGATAGATATCAAGGTCAAGGATCGAGATGAAAATTACATCAGTATGATCATTGCCCAGGGCGGTATGCACAGACTTAATATGCATACTAACGATATCTATGACATACTGCAATTAGATATTTTTCAAAAATGGATTCCGGATACATGGGACAATGAAAATGGTAATACTTCGATGCGTCCGGCGAAATGCGGACAATGCTGTGGTGTAGAATTTAACGGTCTCGATTTTGGAGAACTTGGAAACAAAAAAGATTCATACATTGTTAAGGAAAACAATGAATAACTTATGTGTCTTGCCTTTTAATAGCATAAGCATAGATGCAAGCGGGCAATTTAGAGCCTGTTGTAGCAGTGGAACCAACGGATTCGAATTATATGCCAAGGATTTAACTCCTGAAGAATTTATTAACAATACAAAAATTGTAGAATTAAGACAGAGTTTTTTAAATGGACAAACACCCAGTAACTGCGATCGATGCTGGAACATGGAGGCTATTGGAAATCCTAGTTTTAGACACGTGGCAAATGAGAATCAATCCTATGGAATAAAAAATAACAAGACGATCGAATTCAAAAGTCATATTGAATTTAAAAATATACAGTATCTTGATATCACATTAGGAAATAAATGTAATCTTGCCTGTCGAATGTGTAGCCCTTTTAGTAGTTCGTTAGTTGCTAAACAATGGAATATTATTAATAAATCACAGAACCATCAGGAAATCATAGAATTTGATAGATCTACCAAAGACAAAATACTCGACACAATTAACAAATCTATCAACTTAACAGAAATATATATGTTAGGAGGTGAGCCGTTGGTGTCCGAATTCCACGATGAGATAGTTGAACTGCTTATCGCAAACGGTAGATCAAAAAATTTAATCCTGCATTACAACACGAACCTACAAATAGATGCTGAACGTAAATTAGCTGTATGGGAAAAATTTAAAACCATAGATCTAAGCATTAGTATAGACGGCCACGGTGATACTTATGAGTATATAAGGTGGCCCGGAAATTGGTCTAAGTTATATAAAAATATAAAACTGGTAATTGATTATTCGAAACAGAATAAGAATATACTGCCTGGAATAGCTACAACTGTGCAAAATTTAAATGTTGATAACTTAGATCAACTTATTGATAGTATGCAAGAACTATCAGATAATAAACTTAGTTTTTATTTTATTCCGGTAGTTCAATTCAATGAGATTGACATAACACCCTTACATATTTTAGAAGAGGCATATAGCAAATTACAGAAGTATAGAAACACGTCATTGCATCGAGCAGATGAATTATTAAATATGATTAAAGATGCTATAGATAAATCTAAGAATGTAGATTCTAAGAGAGTCGTTGATTTTTTTGAAATGCAAAAAAACTATGATATGATACGTAATCAAAATTTATTCAAAACCAAACCTCATTTTATAGAATACGCAAAACAATTTAAGGTAAACACGTGGTAAAACTCACTATCAAAGAAAACACATTTAATATAAAGAGAATTTTAGCATTTGGATGCAGTTTTACAGCCGGTACTGAAATACTAGACTACCAACTAAATCCTTATTTTGTAGATTTAAAAAATAAATTAGATGCATATCAATGGTGGGAAAAACTTAAAACAGATTCGGAGCAGATGACGTTACAGCTAGAACTTCGAAAACAAGAATCTAATCATGCTTGGCCGGCCCATCTAGCTTCTTACCTGGGAATTGACTTTGTAAATTATGCTCGACCCGGTAATAGCAATGAATTTGTATGTTGGCAAATAGAAAAAAAATTAGAATCGGGTGAAATAACAGAACATGATTTAATCCTAATTGGAACAACTGGAACTCAACGATCTATGTTTTTCTCTAGTACCCATCCAGAACCCGTGCCGTTTTTACTTTCAAATATCGAATCGTATCGAACTGAACTATCAGAAGATATAACAAAATACTTCACAGACGATAGACTTTTGTGGAATTATTATAGAGATTTAAAATCATTTGAATCAATAAAACAGAAAATAAATGGCCGATTATTTGCGATTCCTATGGAAAATATTCCTAAAGAATTATGTTTTTGGCCCAGCACAGATGCTTACGGCACATATCGAGTAGCGTCACTTGAGAATGCTTTATTTTTTAACAAAATAATAAATCAATTACATAATTCTCAATTGTTTATAACTGCAGATTGTTGTTTGTACGATTTTTCAACGAAAGAAACTATATTGCCTCACGGGCACTTAAATGAAGATGCTCATAGATCTTTTGCTGAACAGATCTACAAAGCGCATATTACTCTCGAATAACCAGACTAGAAAAACTGTTCTTTTAATTATCTAGAACAATTTATCAGTTTCACTGGCAATATCGTTTTTCAAACGGATCACATCGACTTTGAAATCGATCTTTTTGATTTCATCTTTGTATTCTTGGAGTGTGTTAAGCAATATATCAGCAATGCCGTCGGCCGTCTGCTTGGTCAATTCATTTTTTACATCGATCTCCCATACCCTGCCATCTTTGAATTCTAGATGTACTATATCCAAATAGGCCACAGGCATGGTATTCATATAGAGATCTTCAAAAACTTCCGGCCACTCTTTGACAAGATGTCGAGGTGGCCTAAACAACGGATTAGGCATCTACGGTATCTTTTGCCTTTGTGGTTTTCTTCACTGTAGGATCTAGTTCTTCAGCTTCTTTACGCAATCTTGCTGCTTCTTTGTACATGGCATCTGCTTGACTGCGATAGCTCTTAGCAATGTCCTTGTCTGTGAGTACAGCATCAGTAGCAGCCTGAGCTCTAACTGGTGCAGGAACATCTGTGTCTACAGCAGGTGCTAGGTCGGCCACTTCAGCAATTTGTTTTACTTCTGCCTTGACTTTAGGAGCACCTTTAACAAATGTGTAAAGATCGTCCACTGCGCAGTTTTTCTGTTCTGCGATCAGTGTGTTTAGACTACTTAACAGCACAGTATCATTAGTAGTAGGAGTCATAGTCACAGAATCTGTGGCTACTTTCTGTAATCTTCCATCTACCTGCATGGCTTGCAACATAGGTCTGCCATCTGTAAATGTACGTATAAACATCATTTCGCCTAGTTCATAGGCCTCTTGACATTGATCTGTTTCTACCATGGTCATGATCGAATCGTGATATGCGTCACTGAGCTGTGTTACTGGTAAAACCAATGCCATGTTTGATTCGCCTGGCAATGTTCTAAACACCACAAGCACTTTCACGCCTGTGTTGTTGATCCTACCGATGTGTTTTAGTGGTCGTGCCATTTTAGGCCTCCTTTTTAGCCACAGCTTCTAAGAAGGTGTTTAGCTTGTTGAAAGCTTTGCCCACGGCCTCTAGTTCTGCTGCTTTGAACGCTCCTCGTTGTGTAGCTACTTCGATGATGCTTCTCAGTGCAGCAAGATCGCTGACATTGAGATCTGGACCCTGTGCAGGGGCAGTTTCTGGCACCGGTGCCACGGCTTCGGGTTCTTGATTTGTAGTTTCTTCTGACATTAGGTTCTCCTTAAATGGTTACATGCAAGCATGAAATACGTTAATTCTTTTTGATCTTCGAATCCTAGATAATGAGTAGAACGCAGATTTCCAGATTTATCAATACCTGGTTGTTTGGCCAAGCAGTAACGGCCTTTCAATTTGGTCTTGACCCATTCTTCTACACCTTCAAAAATTTCGTTATCTGAGATAGCAATTTTGCTGAAGTGAGGAGGAATGGTCTTAAGCCTGCGCTGTTTTAGTACATCAATAGGATTTAAATCAAACATCGTGAAAATATTTATAAGTCAATTAGATTCGAGGGTGGATTCTTGGCTAAGTCTTTTGGCCATAGCTTTGGTGTGACCCAGCTTGGCAACATCGCCAGAAAAAAGATACAGTTCAAAAGCGGATTTTTCTTTCATAACTATAATATGTTTTTTATTGATGAAAAAAGGAGAATCGATAAAATGATCTAACCAAACCAGCACCTGCGGAGTGAATGCAAATTCTTTTGGAAAATCTATTTTATAAGTTTTAATTTTAGCATATTCTTCAATGAACTGCAAGGCCTGTTCAGTTAGTCTAAGGCCACCTTGAGTCTTTTCTCTGAAACTCCACCACCATACTGATCTGTACTGCTTCACTGTGTCAGAGTCGATAGGTAGTTCTGCTGCCTGTAAGAACACCCGAGTATAGGCATCCTTGGAATCCACGTTAAACTACCTCTTCACCGGCAGTGAGTTTAACCACAGCAAAGTCTGTGGTTTTAAAAAGTTTGTTTAATTTTTTAGCCAAATTGTGTGCATGGCCAGGATTTGAAAATGATACTTTTTTATATTTAGGACCAGGATAGCTGGCTACTAGGCTACCACTCTTTAGATTAAACGGTTGGTGTCGATAGAAAACAGCCCAAATGGCTTCCGAGTCCAGTATCTGCTCGACTTTGAAAGTTTCTTTGTTAGCATATTCTAAAAGTATCTTTGGTTTTGGTCTCGACATCTTATACGGGTTCCTAATTAACCACGTATATATTTATCTTTTTAAAATGAGCCGCCGTCGAACTTAACGTCTATACTTTGACTGGATTCTTTGATCTGAGCTAGGATACCATGTATTTCCTGCACAGTGCGGCCTAGTTTAGTAGAAAAAATAGCGAGCTCAGTGGTGAGATCTCTGGCTTCCTGTATAGTGATCCTTATTTCTTTCTGTTGGCTCTTTTCTGCTATTGTTATTCGTTGAAGTAATTTCTCAACTGTAGGCAACACAGTAGGTATGTTATTTTGAGACATTAGCTAATACCTGTTTCATTTCTAATTCTGTTTTAAGAGGACCTCGATAGGGGTATCTTTCTAAGGTGATCTTTTTAGGACAGAAACTCTTAACCCAACCTTTCTCGAATTTTATACAGTAATATCCTGCACAATACAAACTTTTTGAATCACTGCTTTTTGTGAATAGGGGAAGTTTCTTACGTATGTCAAACATGGCATTGTGAGGTGCTGTGCTGGTCGGATAACCGTGAACCTCATTGGGTAAGGCGTTTTCACTTTCTTTTACAATCTTGACAGTAAAGAATTTTTTACCGAATGTTCTAGTGATGTGTTCTTTAGTTTCATAGATTTTTATTCCATCTTGATTACTCATTACGAATCTATTGTCTTCATTTTTTCTTAGAGTAGCAATCTTCTCGCCATTCTCTTCTACGATCCAAAACTTGTTATCTATGATAGGTTTGGCGTGTAAATCAGTCATGTCGTTCTCCAACTAGGTACCTCGCATTCAATGGTTCCGAATAACTTGCAGCCTGATCAGATATCTTCTTGAGATCATACAGGCCACAGAACTTCATTAATCTAAGACCAACCTGGCTGACATTTTTGTCTGCACTAGTGGCTGCGGCAATGGTCTCTGAGATTATGGCTTTGATGTCATCTGGCTGATGACTAAGGTCAATCAATCTACGATTGCGTTCGTAATCTTCTAAGACTCTGTGTTCTTTGCCTTCATGGTCAGTCCATCTCTGAAGCATGAGATTGTTCCACGCATATCCTTTGCTGCCACGATCTTCGAACGCTTCTGTAAGACCCACTTTTTTGCTTGTGCCTTTAGTACGCACACCCGGATACGCCGAGAAGACATTATCACTGGTATCACCACGCATGCATTTTTCGAACAGCAGCCATTCCGGGTCTGGGATAGCTTTAGGTTCTTGTGTTTTCTTATCAATGATTCTTTTGCCTTTGTCATCGAAGATACCTTCATGTGTGATTACATGTTCCATGACGCCGTTGTACTGTGTGACATTAGGGGCGATCAATTGTACAAAATCTGTGTCAGTACTGATGATTACATGTTTGTCATTTGGATGGCTCTGTATCCAGCCTGCGATTAAATCATCTGCTTCTAGCTGTGGATTCTGCATGACTGTGCAGTTAGTTTTATCTGTGATAAACTCTTTGAATGTATCAAAGGCTTCCCAAAACACGCGATCTTCCTCTGCTTCTTTTTCTGTGTGAGCAGCACGAGCATCAGAACGATTTCGCTTGTAGGGTGCATAATAATCTTTGCGCCAAGATCTACCTTCTAAACAGAATATGACATGACTGCCGTTAAACTGCTGCCATGCTTTGCGGATTGAATTAAGGGTGATATGAAAAGCCATGCCTAGTTTGATATCAGCATCACCGTTGATCACGTGACGAGCACGAAAGAATGTATTTGCTGTATCAACTAAAATATAGGTCATTGATTTGTCTTCTTCACTGTTTTAATGTCTATAACACCTGTGTTCACAGGGCCGCCAAAATCACCATCTACCACAACATTTGCACAAAGTTCACGGAACCAACGATCTACGATTTCTTCTTCTTTGTCACCATCTTCACCGTATCCCTCTTGCTTTAATTGTAGCACAAATTGGTCATTCCAGTCAAGCTCAAAAAAGCCATTTCGTATATTATCTTTGTTAACATGAGTGTTTATTACACCAACCCATGCTTCTTTGCGTCTAGTAGCACGTTCTTTTGGTGTCTGCTTGGCAGTTTCTTCTGCTTGTTCAGCAGTTTTAGATGCAGCTTCAGCCGCAGCCAACCTGTTGTTGGCTTCTGCCAAATCCAGTTCAGCTTTTTGGATAGAAGCTTCTAGTTTATCTAGACCAAATAGTTTTTTAATTATTTTCATTATGTACCCCATTCATTCTTAAACAGTGGCACCTGCAATCTGTCTGAATATCTCAGTCCATGTTTCATTGCCAGTTCTGCTACTCTGCGGTTATTTAGTGTGTATACTGACTCAACCCCGCCCACAGGCATGAGATAAACATTACCAGTGAAACCTTCTGCACGATAGATATCCACAGCTTCTAGAGCTTCTTCTGCATCATCTTCAGTGGCCACTACTAATTTGAGATATACATGACCAGCTTCTTGATATTCACAGACTATATCTGGACGTATGGCTTCACTGGGCTGTTCTCCTGAACAACTGAGTTTGGCACTGACTGAAAATGTAACTTCTCTACTAGCAAAAGGAGGATTCTGTGACCATTCTTGTAGATATTTTTTAAACTCCGGAGTTAGCTTTTGAGTACCGTTGGTTTCAAAAGTAATTTCTTTAAGGCCCGTCATACTCAGATGATTCAAAAGATCCGGATAAGCACGTTGCCATCCCAACAACGGTTCACCACCTGTGATCACAAGATGTTCATCTTCCCAACGCTTGTAAGGTAAAATTTCCATGATACGTTCTGCTATTGCATCTGATGTAAGCAGTGGTGAAAGATCTTTAAATTCTGGCATCCATGATGCATAGCTGTCACAGCCTGTGCTGACTAACGGAAGTTCCTCATACGTTTGAAATGATTCGATCATTTTATGCGTGGCCGCAATATCTGTTGCTTCGTGACTTACTTCGCCACGCGGCATTCCAAAGCCAGCACATTTAAAATTACATCCAAAAGTGCGTAAGAATACACTAGGAACACCCATATATCGGCCTTCGCCTTGTATACTGTAAAACAGTTCTGCTATTTTAATTTTACTCATTGTTTATTATACCACTTTTTATAAATGTTGTCAACTCTTCCTTGACCAATTGCCAAGATCCATCATGTTGATCAATCCAATGTAGGCAATCGCCTTCTCGCCATCCTGCGGCATCTAAAAGATCTTGGGGCAACGTTATGATACCGTCTTCTTCCACTGTTACTGTCCATGTTTGCATTTTATATATACCTATCTTTGGATTCTGTTTCTTGATTTAATCTACGCCATTCTTCTATTCTTAGTCTAGCACATTCTTGTTTAACTTCTATAGGATAGTCTGGATGCCAGTGTGCATCTCTGCAGTCGTAGACTCTGCCTTCGGGTCGATATCGTATCAGCACAACGATCAATACAATCATGATACAGATATAGACAAAATGTTTCATATTTTATCGCTGATCATTATTCTACACATTAATGCATCTTTATCGTCGTTAAAATCAAAGTGCATGTGATCTGCAGTGATTTCTGTGACATACCTATCACCAGGTAATCCAAAATGCTCTAATATATTGGCGCAGGTTTCATTCCACCATGTGTTGGTTTGATTCTTCCACGGCACAGTGATTCTCTTCATTTACGATAATTACCCTTTTCTGGAATCACGTGGCGAACACCACCTGTGGGGTCTTCCATGTCACCTTTGCGTCTAGGAATCAAATGAACATGTGGATAAGGCACGGTCTGTCCAGCAGCCTCCCCCCAATTCATTCCAATATTGAATCCGTCCCACTCGCCACTGTTGACTTTTTCTTGTCCAAGTCTAAGTGCATCCGCAAAACAATCTTCAATAACACCTACGGCTGAATATTTAGGCACAAACAGCAAGTGTCCTTCTGTTACAGGATACTTGTCTTTAAAAATAGCAACATGAAAATCATCTTGTATGACATCGTCCCAAGGTGCATCACCCGCATCACGTGCATCATCTAATGAATAGTGTAGGTTCATCGTTTATACTCTCCACGTTCTCGAGGTAACTCGTCTTCGCGTACAACAAACTCACGGCCGCCTAGACTGCCTGCAAATGCCTTAGTACGTTCCATATAAACTAATCGCAACTTAATAGTTTGAAATGCAACATCTAAAAATACCTTAGGCTTGTATCCTAGAACATGCATGTCAAAATCTTTGCCTGCATCAGTGCAGCGAACCTTGATCTTAGAATCGATCATTTAGTCCACCAATCTTCCCAAGGAAAATCAATCCATATATCTTTTTCTGCCTTGTTGACTTCCATGCCAACGTAATCCATTTTAACTTCACATTGGCTGGCAAGATTATCTACCAATACTGCAAATTTTACATTATTGTTCCACACCTCACCCCAACTAGGATCATCTGGAAAACAGCCACTGGGCCAGTCTTTCATGATCCAGTTAAGTGTAGTGCCTTGATCGTTGATATCATCCACAATAAGAATATTCTTGTATGTGCCACCGTTTTCTAGTAAAGAACTTGCAGCTTCTAGAATACCGCCAATGTTATCGGAATCTTCAACAATCCGTTCTCTACTGTTCGGCCCTAGTGCATCTTCGGCCATCCACAGATTACTTTCGGGTCCTACATCTCCGTCACGCAGACTTACATTTAATGTATGCAATGGGATATTAAAATATTGACTGATCATAACAGCAGGAACCAACCCACCGCGAGTGATTCCTACAATATAATCTGGTCGCCAACTTCCTATAGCAAGTTCTCTACAGATCTTGCCGACTAGACCAGTTACTTCATGCTGATTAATTTTGAGTTTGTTCATATCTCTCCTTGAGGTACTGCTCATGTTGTATCCACTGATTGTTGACTAAAAATCCCCATTCGCGGCGATGAGGACCAGGCATAAACAGAGTCCAGGCAGTGACGCCTGGTTTTAATTCAATCCGGTGATAACTATTAGAACTACAAATACGAAAATGACCTGGACCTCGCCACTTCTGCATCTCGCCAAGCATTTTACCGTCTCGATCAAATTCCGGAACCCATTCATAATATCCGCCCTTCAAAATTAGTGTAGCATAGGGCCAGGGATGATCATGCACATCATCCGGATCACCTTTGAGAAACTTATGTAGAAATATATTAAAAGGAAAACGCTCACGTTCTTTCAAAAAGAGATAATATCTTACAAGGTAAGGTTCGTTGTTAACGCGATCATAAATGATGCGTTTGCGACCTAATCTTTCAAACAGTTTCAACAACATCTCTTACCTCTTCATCTAGATAACGGATTAATTCTTTGTCAGTGGGCTCTACTGTGTAATTATGTTTGAAAAAGATCTCATAACTATCTGAACCATACTTGCCAATGCCATATAACATTGTAGCATCATTTCCGTCCCAAGTCAAGTAGTCTTGACTCATTCTAATCAACCGAGTATAGCGAACATTAACCATTCCTAAGGGTTGGATTATGCTTTTGACAAACTCTTCTTCTGCGTGTAATAATGCTAATGCTGTAGGAAACCAATATAGAAATTCGGGTAGTGTGGTCTTTACTGCTTTGCGACCAGTTTGGTTCAACATGATCACACCGACAAAATGTTGCCAATCGTCGTCTACTTGTTGTTGCACCATTAGATCGTCACGCAACGGCTTAATCATTCTACACCTTCACCAAACCACTCATCAACCTGTCTTTCAGCTTCTTCCTGTGTCATGGCATGTACAAATATTCTTGCAGGTTCGCCCTGAGTGTG